CGGCAGGTTCTGTTGGAGCAATAGTTTCAATACAAGATTATAATAATACATTTGATTCGAATTTATTAACAGTTGATCCAAATGGTTCAGAAAAAATTAATGGTGGTGATGCTGGAGAACCAGTTGAATTATCAACAGAAGGTCAAGGAGTGACATTTGTCTACGTTGATGCAACAGTTGGTTGGAGATCTGTTCAAGATAATACATTTTCAACAGCAGGGCAAGCTGCAACTTTTATCACTGCAACAGGTGGAACAATAACTACTGACGGTGATTACAAAGTTCACAGTTTTACAGGACCAGGCACATTTACAGTTTGTACAGTCGGTAATCCGGCAGGATCAAATACAGTTTCTTATATGGTAGTAGCAGGAGGTGGTGAAGGAGGTTCTACAGCACCATCAAATGGAGGTGGTGGAGGTGGAGCAGGAGGTTTTAGAGAAGGTAAAAGTCCTCAATGCACATATACATCAAGTCCAATAGCCTGTACTTCAGGATCAAATAATGGTTTACCAGTTTCAGCACAGGGTTATCCAATAACAGTTGGTGCAGGAGGTGCACAACAACCTCAACCATCTAATAATATGGGAAATCCTGGAAGTAATTCTAGTTTTAGTACAATCACATCAGCTGGTGGTGGCGGTGGTAAAATGGATAATAATCCTGCAGAACCAGCAACAGCTGGTCAAGGAGGATCTGGAGGTGGTGGAGGTGCCGGTGCAGCACCATCAAGAAGAGCTGGTGGGTCAGGAAATACACCTTCAGTAAGTCCAGCGCAAGGAACTGATGGTGGAACTGCTGGACCAAACTCTGATAATGTTCACGGTGGTGGTGGCGGAGGTGGAGCTGGTGCAATTGGAGGAAATACAAGTCCAGGCAATAATGCAGGTGGTGGTGGAACAGAAGCGACAACAAGTATTACAGGAAGTCCAGTAGCTTATGCTGGTGGTGGAGGTGGTGGTTCATCAGGACCTCCCGGTGCCCCTTCAAGAGGAGCTGCAAGTCCTGGCGGTACAGGTGGAATAGGTGGATCTTCTCCAAATATTGATGGCGCTGCTGGAACTACAAACAGAGGCGGTGGTGGAGGTGCTGGTGGTTGGCCAGCGGCTGGTTCT